CGCCGGATACCGTTAGCCATACGGAAAAGGGTTTCCACATTTTGTAAAGTCTCTTCTTGTAAGTAGGGGCGGACGTTAACGCCGTTGAAGTAGTCCGCACCGCAGCTCTCCCGGAATGGCCCCGTTGTGAAAGACTTACGGGGGTTCACAGAAAAACCGCAGTACTGAAGCACTTCTACCAACTGGTCGACCGACTTAGTTGGATAGGCGATGTCATCACCAAAGACCCGAACGAGAGTGGTGTCTTCACGACAATACTCCGCACACGAAAGAGCCAAGGCATAGAAGATCATGCTCTCAAGCTCGAACGTGTACCCGTTGCCCATTGAGCTAAACTTCTCGTAGTCGATCTTCTGACCACGATAGGTCCCGCTCTTCGACCTCACCCACTCCAAGGCTACAAGCCATCGGGGCGGTAAGAGGTCACGGACAACTTCACGAGCAAGTGTATCGCTCGCGGAACTCAGGTCGATGGTGGCAACCGTTCCTGATAGGCTCCCGATTCTGGCAAGCTCCTGCGAAGGAACTTGGGTATCCAGGTCGAGACCAGCGCGCTTTTTAAGGCGCTGCCGGATCAGAGCACCTAGGCCCAACTGGGCATAGATGTTCATCCGAGGCTCAATAGCAATCGAGCGCTCGGTAAGAGCCGACTTTGGAACGAACGTAATCTTGTTGCCGGGAACAAGCACCACGTCGACAGACCCAGTGGGTCCGACGCCGTCAACGGGATGAATTCCGTCAAGGTACCTTTTCCACGACGGATGGCTTAGCGCCAATCTCGCCGCACCATCCACGAAATCGTCGGTCGACGACACCGCGGACAGCTTGTGGTAGGCAGAGACGAGATGACCTTTTGTGAGGTTATCTGCGCCCGGGCCAAAACGACACCGAAGGGCCCAAGACCTCGCATCTAGGTTTCCGAGCCAACCAGCGATTTTCTGCTGGGTCAAGTGCAGAATGCACTCGACAGCCGGGGTAGAGTACTCCCCGCGCAGGCGTGCCCGGAACCTTGCGTTGGTCTGGCGACACTGATCCTCGGCTGACACGAACTTCTCCCAAGCCACCGCCTCGCGCTGGGCCTTACTCACGACATCGTCGAGAGGGGCTTTGCGCAAAAAGCTAATGGCTTGATGATCGTTCGCTGCGAGGTCCACATCTCGTTCGAGGTACCGTAGCGGGTTGAAGTCTATCCGCAGGATATCCTCTATCTGCCCGGCTTTTGCAAGCAGGGACAGACCGAGAGAGGTGGGTGTGTCGAGTTTCGACCACAATTGCTCGGCAATATCGAGCAGCTCCTTAGTGGAGGTAGCCCGACGGCTAGAGAATAGATCCTCTAGCGTAGCACGACTGTTTCGCACAGCACTATGCTTTTGCATCACGTTCTCCTCAGTGGGTGGTTGTTCGCGTGCGTTTCTTAGGAGGCCTCTTGGTGACCTTCGTCACCTCGATTTGCTCCGTGGGACCCAACACGCGGTCCACTAACTGGGAGAGTTCGTCCCAATGCCCCGGTGTGAAGGGGGCAGGGGCGGCGCTGCCAGACTTTGCCTCACGCTCCTGACGAGCTTGTAATTCACTCATCAGGATATGTGCGACATTGGCAACGACGCTAAGGACGGCGGAGATCTCGCGGGCAGTGGAATTTCTCCCACCAAACGCGACCATCAGCTGCAGAAGTACTTGGATCAGGTTCATACCTAGCTCCTAGGGTCTACAGCTGCTAGTACATCCCTTCGACGTTGACGACGCCGGCCTGGTAGTTTGCGTGACCATGGAAGTTCTTGACCATGGCCAGCAGCTCCTGGCGTTCGGCGAGCGTTGCCATCACAGGGACGAGGGTCTCCGACGTGTTGCGGCCGATGTAGTCGACCACGCCGGTGACGGCGTTGACGTACGGACGCGCGATCTTCACGATCACTCGCGTTACACCCTTGGTCGGATCGCTTGGGCGCTTCACCTCCATGCTCACCGTGCGGAAACCGCCAGGTGTGCCTTGGGCGGTGTCAGCCCACGCGTAGACCGGTCCGCTACCGTTCAGCACCGTGTAGGTGACAGCGGCGGCAGCGAAGTTGTTCAGGGTGATGTTTGCCATTGCGGGCATTTGTTTGCTCCTAAGGGTTATACAACGTTAAGGTATTACGTCAGGGAGACGGCCGGTCCATTTTCCTCGGACTGGATATCTACCCGGTTTGCGATCGTCGATGCAAAGCTGCCGATACAAGGCGGCCACAGTGGTTAAACGACGAGCGTTAAGCCCATCCCACAAAGGCGTTCTTAGCGTCGGAGCACTGCCCGACCATGCGACCCGGCTGTAATGGGTCTGTTTCATCGGCACGTAAGGTAGTTTCGAGGACGACTCGTAAGGAGTAGTCCAACCTCGCGCGTTGACGAAAGTTTGCTCGCCATCAAAGGTTTGCTTCAAAGAAGCCCACCCGTCGATGACGCGCCAGCCTTGCAGACTCGAAGCCGATTCCAAATAACTCCCCACATCGACAAACCAGTCGAAGACAAACGAGAAGGGAATCAACTCCCAAGCCAGCAATGCTG